CAATAAGGAACACAGGACTATTCTTCAATGCGGAGAGCCCTGGTGAAGGATTTTCATCGAGACAAGATAAGGCATCACTTAGTGTTTTAATGGAGAATGGTATACCTAAGTATCATCCTAGTATATTAGATTCAAAGACTACTAGGAAGAAATTTATGTTATCTTTGGAAAATTTGGCTTGGGCGGATAATTTATCAGATTTACCTTTATTTGAAATTGGTCCTGGTGATCCATTAACAGGTACTAAAGGTAGAATTATGTGGTTCCCACCTTATGAACTTACATTTGATGAGAATACTAGTGCAAATTGGACACCTACTGAATTTATCGGTAGAAGTGAACCTGTATATACATATAACAACTCTAAAAGAAGTGGATCCTTATCTTTTAAGATAATAGTCGATCACCCAAGAGTGATAAATTGTTATAGAGGACAAAATAATAACCTTGTTGAAAGGTTCTTTGCTGGTTGTGTTACACCTGAAGATTTTCTTAGGGCATTAGAATGTGCGGTACCACAAACTGATATTGATGAGGTTGAGAAAAAAATATATGAAAAAGAAAAACCCAAAACAAATTTACCTGAAAAAGATCAGGAGAAAGGTTCAGTTTTATATGATCAAGTAAAGGAATGTAATGTTGCAACTGAAAATTGTATTGCAAAAAGAGTTATAAATGAACCTTCTTTTGATTTAATAAAAATTAAAGTACTTGAGTTTATAAAAAAACAATTAAATAATACTAATCCTAAAGTTTTAATAACACTTAAAGGTTTTGCAAGTACGGAAGTATTGGAAAATGATACAAAAAAGGTAGAACCAATTCCATTGGCAGATTCATTTTCTAAAGATCTGAAAGAAAAATTATTAACTTTTTTACAACAAAATTTAGATGTAAAAACATTTAAAAATATTTCACCTATAAAAATTGAAAGTGGTGTTAGTGTTAGTACAAACGATGCTAATTCATATAGAGTGGATGTACAGATGGAAAATGATACTGAAAATTCTACAGAGGCACAACCACCTGAAAAAGGCGAGACACCTGTGGAAATTGATCCAACAGAGGCAATTAATTTAATTGACAATCTAATTATTGATGAGGGACCTTATTTCGATTTTATCGACGCAAATTACCCAAACTACTTTAAAACAATATCTGAAAAGATTAGATATTTTCATGCAGGTTTTCATAGTATAACACCTGAAGGGTTAAATAGTAGATTAACATTTCTTAATCAATGTATGAGACAAGGTCCGAGTATTTATGATAAAAAAACATCTGCGGATGGGGTTGAAGTGGGAGTTCAACCACAAAACCTTTCTTTTGGTAGACCACCTATATGTATTTTAAGAATTGGTGATTTCTTCCACACTAAAGTTGCAATAAACTCATTACAAATTTCTTATGACGGACCTAAATGGGACATTAATCCTGAGGGTATAGGTGTTCAACCAATGATTGCTTCAGTACAATTAAGTATTGATTTAATAGGTGGACATTCATTAGTTGGACCAATTAATAGGTTACAAAACGCAGTATCTTTTAATTATTACGCAAATACTGAAATGTATGATGTACGTTCTGATACAATTAAAGATGGTAAAATAGTGGACGGAGTAAAATTAGGGCAACTTAAAGAAAAATTAATCGGAAAAGATAAAGTTAAAACTATATACGGTAGTTTAAAAACACAAGATACTATTAATCAAGTGAAACAAGATGAAAAAAACGCAACCACAGAACAAGTTGAATCGGATAATCCAATAGAAATCGTAATAAATGGTACTGATATAGTTGCAAAAACTAGAGGTGGTAAATTACCAAGTGAGACAAACCCAACGGATAAAGAAAATAGTGCGAACGATAAAAACGAATTAGAAGTAATAATTAAAGTAGGTAGTCAAAAAGAAGAATCGAAAGAAAATAGTGCAACTATAACCAAACCAACATCATTATTTACTAAATTGGCGACGCCAACTGAAATTGCCAACTTAGATAATAATATTACTACTAAAGAAAATGAACTAACTACTGCTAAAACAAATTTTGAAAACGATAAAAACCCAACAACTAAAAAGGCAGTAAAAACTGCAGAAAATAATTTAAAAGATGCTAAACAATACAAAGAAATTCAATTGAAAGGTAAAGAAACAAAAATAAAAGTAGAGGCATACTTTTCAAAAAATAAAGGTAAAACAAAAGTTCAGAAAGACTTTACAGTTACTGCAAATGGGATAAACTAATACTATGGGAAAAGAATATTATGACAGGTATCAAAATTTTAAGTTTGATGGTAAATATTTACCATTACCTTATATCATATTACCTACTAAAAGTAGTGATAAATCAGTTGTTTATAGTACTTTAACTACACGTTTAGATAAATTAAGTCAAAAATATTATGATAATCCATATCATGGTTGGTTAATTTTATTGGCGAATCCTCAATTTGGAGGTGTTGAAGAAAATATTACTGATAAAGAAATAATTAGAATACCATTCCCTTTGAGAGATAGTTTACAACAATATATTGATCAAGTTAATAAATATATGACATTATATGTCCAAAAACAATAAACTATGGATGTAAATAATGTTCAAGAGTTAAGCTCTAATAAGATTGGTAACGATAAAACTGGAAGTGTTTTCGTTGTCGATCCGAATCCACCAGGCATGGACATAGTTCCACCTGAAGATTTATTTATTTATGTAAAATTTTCTGCCTACCCTAGAAGTAGAACTACATATGGTGGTAATACATTAGCGGGTAAGCCTATAATTTTTGACAGTGGTGTTGAAGATGAAGTAAACTTTATATCGACTAAAATAAGTTATAATAATAATGGTAAATTAGACCCATCACTTCAAAAAAGTTATGCAACAACAGAATGGACCCAAATAGGTGGTTTAAATAATTCAGAAACCAGAAGTGCAGGAATTTTAGAAGGTTTTGGTATTAAATCTATTGACATTAAATATAACGCTAGTTTAGTACCTGTGGTAGATATAACATTTACTGATGTAAGGGGTGGTGCACTATTCGATGTAATAGAGGATGATAATAGATTATCGCCTTATAGTATATTTTTTAAAATGCCTTATCCTGTGTTTAGGTTATCAGTAAAAGGATATTTTGGTCAAAAAGTAGATTATTGTTTACACATGGTGAATTGGACATCAAACTTTGATGGAAGTACAGGTAATTTTGATATTTCTGCAAACTTTTTAGGATTCCAACAGGCTTTCCTAAATGATATGGTTATGGGTAACATAATAGGTGTTGTCAATACAGAAAGAGGGTTTGCAAATTTGAATAGAATTTTTAATGATAGGATTGCACAACCAACTGGTGGATTTGTTCAAGAATTGACATCTTCAAATTCTGAAGATAGTTTAAATATAAGAAAAATCGATGATTTTATGACAAAGATAGGTAAACTTCAAATAGAAACCGAAGTCATAAAAACAGACTCAAATAGTTTTCAATTTCTAAAAGATTTAAATGGTAAATTAAATATTTTAAAAACTTTGAAGTCATTCATCGGTGGTAGCCTACCAAAAGAAAGTAACAATAATTATAATGGTAGTACGGAAACAAACGTAACAGATTCTAAACCTTTTATACAATTAGAAAATAGAAAAGATGTTATTGAAACAACCACAATAAATGATGATGAATTAAAAAATAAAAATAATTATTTTTCTATAAGAGATTATATAGTTTTTAACTCAGTCAATCGTTCTGCATTTAAATCTTATATTTATACCCTAAGTGATATAATAAAAAAATATCAAGAATATTTGGCGTCAGACAAAAGAATAGAATATAAACCAACGAATACTGTCTCAGAAGCAAAAGAGACATATATAAAAAAAATACAAAAAGTATCTGGTGTAGAAAACAAAATGAATTCAAAGGATGAAGAATTAATAAAGTCCTTTTTCAATATAACTTCAGAAAATGCTTGGGAGGATTACATAGTATCACCAACTAAAAGTATTGATAATAAAGTTGTTTCTAAAAGATATGAAGATATTTTAGATTTATTTTATTTTAGTGGTGGTACAAATAATTTATTCCTAATTAATAGTTACGATGGAGATACTTCAGGTAAAAACAATTTTTTTAATATTGATTTATTTAAAAAATTAAAAAATGATGGGACCTTCTACTCTAAAACTATGAGTGGTAATACACAAGTTTTAGTTGCTGATTTCAGAAAACAAAGAGAACTAGTTGAATATTCAATTATAGAATTAGAAGAGATTATAAAAGAACAAAGAGAAGTCGTTCAAACAGAAATTAATAAACAAATTTTAGATAACTTCAAAAAGAAGTTTGGATTTAAACCAACAGTAAATAATTGTTTTGAGATTCTTGCCAACAATACTCAGGCAATGGTAGAAACTATATATGATATAAGTTTTGAATCGGAACAAAAAAGTAAGGTAACTAGTAGAAAATCTATTTTAAGTAGTTATGATACAGACATACCAACAGGTGTAAATAGTGCGGCTTGGCCTTCAGTATACCAAAAAAATACTGATGGTGGGTTAGAAGAGATATATATCGGTGATGTAACAGGAATTAACCCTAATGATTTTCCTGAATGGAAATTTACTGAGGAGGTATTTGATATTTTAGTTTCAAAAAGAAAAACTTTAGAGGAGGTTACAAAGTCAACTGTTTTAAAAAATGGATTAGATACCGACAATTGGTTTCCAATAAATCCTATAGATTATAAAACAAACCCTTGGTTAAAGATAAACACTTTAAATGATATTGACACAATTAAAGAAGAATTAACCCAACAATTTGTGATTAGGTCAATAATATTAGATAATTATTCACTTTTTAATAAAACAACTGGACTAAGTTCAATAGATGATTATTCTAAGTTAGAGGCAATTGCCGCTAATAAGACAATATACTCTAAAAACGTTAGAGAAATTATTGCAAATTTATTGGATGAAATGGATAGAAACAGTAGTGTCTATGAAACCACTAATTATTTTGTAAATAATGTGATAAATAATAATGGGGATTTAATACTTAAGGAAGACGTAACTTTGCCAAAAATAGATGGTTTTAATATAAGTGGTACTTATAACTCAAACGCTGAATATGTATTATTCGATGAAAATGATATAATTAATAACTCTAAAAAATTAATAAAAGAAATAAAAGAAGATGCATTATACGGTGCATTAACGGATCCAAATGCGGGTAACGCAATTAATGTTGTCGAAAAAGGACCTTTATTCTATAAAAACTTTTATGCGTCATCAAACAATCTTACAACTTACAATTCTTTCAATGTTTGGGACGTTGACGTATGTAAAAATATTTTAAAATCTAGTAAGGATGAAATTTTAGGTAATCTATCTAATACAAAAATAGATGATTTCAACCCATCTGGAGGTACATATAATAGTAAATATATAAATATAAGTAATTTTAAAAGTAAAACTGCGATAGCGTTTGAGGATTTGATTACAGAAAGTGACTTATATAAAAATCAACAAAGTAATTATAGTAGGGCATACCTTTTATTATCTACATTCCCATTCAGAGATTTTAAAGAAGGGTTTTTAAGTTCAGTATTTAAAGGTAATATCTTTAACGGTGCTAGAATAGTTAATATACCAAAATTATATATCTATTTTATTGGTAGTATATTGTGGAGATATGAAGAATCAATAGATCCCTTAAAATTTGTTAATATTAATGGTAAGGATTACTCAGAATTCTCAACACCAAAAGACGAATATTTATCTAAAATTGGGTATAATAGTAATAAAAAATCTATAGAAGAAAATTTAAAGGCATTACCAATATCGACTAAAAACAAATTAATAAGTTTATTTAAAAATTGGGTAGATAATCAAAATTTTAATAACACATTTAATGGATTATTTGAAAAAAATATATCTACATATGTATCATCTTTAAATGTGGTAAATGCAAGTACCAATGACATAGGTACTGCAAAAAGTTCTGTACTTAACACACTTAAAGACACAACTAATATGATTATATTAAATCCTAATATTTTTAACGATAAGTATGAAAAGTTAGGGTTAAAAATAAAAAATTCAGATCTTAAATCATATATAAAAAATTTCAAAGACACATTCAAAAAAGAAGAACTTGGGAATGAAAAAGGTGCAAACAACGACGCAGAACAAGTTAAACAAAGTGAAAATAAAAGCACATCAAAAATAAAATTACAATTATATAACTATTTTAAAAACATAAATAGTAAATGGGTTGGTTCAGATAAAAAATCGTTTAATATTTGTGGTGGATCAGATAGTAAGTTTTTAATTGAATATTTTAAATTTATTGATAGAGGTTGGAGAGATATCGGAGGAGAAGCGACTTTTAATCTTAAAAGTTTTTTAACTTTAGGTAGTAATTTAGATACTAGTGTATACTTTTTTATGTCTAAATTATTAAGAGATAGTAATTTCTTATTTCAGATTTTACCGACATACATAAATTATAAAAGTAGGACTGAGGTTGCTAAAATATTTAAACCACAAACTATTTTAGAGGATAATGAATCTACAGGACCAATATTTTGTTGTATCTATATAGGTGGTGCTTCAGAAGTTTTAGATATAAAAGAAAGGAATAATAACCTTTTTGCTAATGATGGATACAGTTTTAAGGATGGTAAATTACCGCCAGATATGTTGGAAAACGGTGATAGTTCTTTAGTGGCTTTTAGAGTGGCTTTTGGTGCACAAAATCAAACAATATTTAAAAATGTCTCACTTAGTCAACAAGAACATAGAGAAACAGGTGAATATTTTAAAGCCTTATCAGATTTAGTTGATAAAAGAGGTGGAACGCAGAAAACTTATGTTGGTACGGATTTATTAAGGTTATTTAAAACTAGATCTTACACATGTAAAATAGACTCTTTAGGATGTATGAATATACAACCATTAATGTATTTTGATTTACAGAATGTACCATTTTTTAACGGTGCATATCTTATAACTAGTGTAAGTCACAACATTACACCAAATCAAATGACCACAAATTTTGAGGGTGTTAGACAATCTAAATTCATATCACCACCGACAAAAGAAATAACTGCAGATTTAGATATTGATTTGAATGAGATTAGTGATGTTCCTAAAATAGAATTTACTAATTTAACTACGATATCTGGTGTTGGTGTTAGGGAAGATATTACACCTGACGATTTATTTGACTTTGAAACTAATTTTGGTGGGGCATCAGGTTTAAGTAATTTCAGAAATTTAGGTGTAACAAAATATACGGACACAGAATTAACTTCTTTAATCGGTTCACTAACTCAAGAATTTAAAGATAATAATATTATTACTAATACACAAGTGACAATGTTATTATCGGCAATGTTATCAAACTCAGAAAATTTTATTAATTTAGAAATGCCATGGGATGATCCTAAAAAAGAAGAACACGTGGTTAGATTTCCTGATAGTGACCCAATTGCATCGGGACAAACTAGATATTATAATAGTATCCCTGGTAAAGGTATATTGGCATCAACACCTACAACAACTAGTGGTTCATCCGAAAATAAGGCATACGAACTTCCAGGTACTCCACAAGAAATGTTAAACGAATATCAGACAAACAATAATATTGAACGTAGAAAAAAAGAAATTAATAAAGAATTACAGTCATTAGACAAAAATAATGTTACAGATAAGGTTCAGATTGAAAAATTGGAATCTGAATTGAAAAAATTAGAAAAATTAGATTCTGAACAACTGACAACCACCAAATACTATAATATTTTTGAAGGAGATGCATACAGATTTAGACCAAGAGGTTTCCTTTATATAATTGGTAGGAAACAATATTATGAAATATATGATGCGTTTAATAAAAGTGGTGAAGTTGCAATAATAAGTCCTTACGAAATATCTAAAACAGTCAATGGTGCGATACAAGGATCAATCGCCCAATGGAAAAACTATAAAGGAAATGGGAGTAATCCTCCATATTTTTATACATCCCAAAAAGGTAATGGTACATTGTCGACATATAAAAAATGTTTAGATATTACATTACAGTATAAACCACCATTAATAGATAAATCAATAGATACATTCCAAAATGTACTCACAATTTTTGTTGGCAAAGATAAACAACCACTAATAGATTACTTTAAACCAGCCTAAAACTTAACTTTTTAAAAAAAAATCACTATATTTGTAATATGGATATAGGGAATATTGTTTCAAAGACAAAAATTGAAATTGAAAATTTTAAAATTTGTGAAAGTTTAGAATGTATTAATGAAGAGTTACCTACATTGATAATTGGTAGGAAATTATCTAAAGAACTATTGGGTGAAGGTATTTCCATAATACATAAAAAAGTAAGTAATAAGTTATTTTGGACTTTTGATAAAACAGAAAGAAAATCTGAATTTGAAAGTGATATTGAACAATTTAAAGAATATTGTTTTGAATCTTTCGGTAGTAATATACCATATGTCTATTTAGATATCCTTTATAATAGTAGAAAAATAAATTACAGGATAATAAAAAAAATATTATCTCTTAAATCACCAATTATTTATTTTTCAGAAAACGATATGGTATACATATATGGTGAAAATATAATATTTGGGGTAGATTTAAATGTTTTAAATTATTTTCAAGGTAAAAAAGAAAAAATTGTCGAAAGGATAAAAAGATTAAATGGTAATACTTTGATAGATTATACGATATTTAATAAATGTAGGGATTTAATATATAAATTAAAAAATAAAAACAGATTTGTCCCTTACATTTATGGAAATGGAAATGGAATCGAGCGGTAAAAATATAACATTAGCATCTTTTGTATATCAAGATAAAATAGAAAGTTTTAAGAATTATTTATATAAAAGATTTGGAATAAAAGAAAAAAACATATTTCAATATAATTTTGAAGAAGTTAATAAAAAAATTTTAACTTTTTTAGTTAAAGTTGAAGAAGGTCAAAAAGTAGAAACCTCTTCATTCTTCCCATCAACAATAATTGTTCATAAAAAAGGTGAGTGTTTTTATACTATTAATGCATTAAATAAATTAATAGAGAAAATCAGTGAACACGAAGTTGGTAACATAGACTATAAAAATGTAAAAATAAATTGGGACGAATATCAAAATAAAATGATAATCGTAAAAAACGATGAATTAAAAATTATCGACATAAATAAACATTTTTCTTAATATCATAATATTTATATAATAAAAGTATTATGGAAACAAATAGAGATACTAAAAAAAACGAAAATTTAGAAAAATCACTTAATGATTTTTTAAACGATAATACCACCAAAAATGAAGAGTGTGTTGGTGAAGAATGTCTTATTAACGATGGAAAAGAAATAGTGGAAAGAGTGAATAAGATATATAAAACTAATGACGGCAGACAACTATTAATGTAATATGAACAAAAAAGTACTTTCCGAGGAATTAAAAAGATATAGACAATTATTAGAGTACACATTTTATGTACCTGAAAATGAAAAAGATGAAAATGGTAATCTACTTACAGATGATCAATACATTACTGAACAAGATCCTGCAGGTGATGCTGGTGACGACCCATTTATGTCAGTAGGTGGTGATGAAACTGCCCCAGAAGCAGGAGCGGAAACTGCACCTGAGGCTGGTGCGGAGAAAACTGAAACTGATCCATTGGCGGATGATGCGGAAGTAGAAGATGTAGATGCGGATGAACCTGCTGCTGAGACTCCTGAGACTAGTACTGGAACTGATGATAGTTCTGTTGAAATAGATGTGACAGATATTGTTGATAAAACCGAAGAAACTAAATCTTCTGTAGAAGGTATGAGTACTAAAATGGATGAACTGTTGACTAAATTATCTGATTTAGAAAATCAAGTTTCTGGTATGGACAATGTAATCAATAAAATTGATGATTTGGAAAGGGAAATTGAGAAAAGAAATCCAACACCTGTCGAAAGATTAGAAATGAGATCTATGGATTCGTTCCCTTATAGTATTAAGTTAACTGATTTTTGGAAAGATAAAGAAGGATACGAACCAACAGAGGAAGAAGAAGAATTTGTTCTTAAACAAAGCGATGTTGACAACTATAATGAAAAGGACATAAGAAAATCTTTTTCATTTAGTAAAACAGAAGAAAATGACTAAAAACCCCGTTTTTTATTGACTTTTTGATATTTCGTTAGTATAATTGTATATAATTTAAAATTTTTATACAATGAGTAATACTTTAGATGCAATTCTGTCTCAGTACGAAAAAAACACTGAGCCAGCGAAAAGTGGTAAAAAACTCTCTAACGAAGACCGACTGAAAAAGTACTTCAGTGAGAAACTACCTAAAGGGGTCAAATCCCACACAAAAACATTCCG